TACTAAGACCAACGTTCGCGAGACATATCAAACTCTCGACGGCGAAGCTTACAAGACTGTAAACATTGAGGGATCCTTCCAGCTCGATATGCTCGCCGATTGGGGCAAAGCTAATTCAGTATGCGAAGCACTTTGGGCCGCAGCTGAATCCGCACCTGATACAACAATCAGCGTAACAATGACCGCCGCAACTGGCGCTCAATTTGTTTTCCCAATTCTTCCAGAGTTTCCCACCGCTGGCGGTTCTGGAATTGACGCACAGACAGTATCCTTCACCTTCAAGATTTCAAAGGGCGAAGTAACAGAGACATTTAGTTAAGAGGGAGATCGGGAGCTATGAAATTAAGCATCACAATTAAATACACGAACGGCGAGGAAGTCACCTATAACGCTGGACTCCCTGAGTGGGCGAAATGGGAACGCAAAACTGGCAAGTCGATTTATTCGATGAAGGATATTTCGGCTTATCAACAAGCGGACTTCCTCGACCTAGCCTACTTTGCTTACAAACGCGAAGCGGCAGGAAAACCGACTAAGTCTCAAGAGATATGGGAGTTATCGGTTGAGGAAATGACGATAGGAGATGAAAGCCCAAAAGCTTCGAATCCGGAAGCATAAACCGACTCATAGTTGAGATCGCGATAGCAACCGGAATTCCAATGAGCGAATGGACTGACATCGACCAAGTATTAACGGCGATTGACATATTGAAGGAGCGCAAAGGTAATGGCAGATGAGCCGATTCAATACGACAAGCGCGAACTTCGTTCAATCATTGCCGCGTTCAAAGCGATGGACGATGAAGCTATTGATGCGGCTAAACGCGAGAGTTCTGCGCTCGCTCGATTTGCCGCTAATGAAATCAAGGCCTACGGCATCACAAGAACCTTTGGACAAGCCGCTGTCGATCGCATTACAACTGGCGTTAAAGTTTCCGCCACCTCGAAGATTGGCGAGCTGTCTTATGGATTCGCATCTCAGCGTCTCTCTGGTGGCGGATCAACTAAAGACATCTGGGCAGGTTACGAATTCGGATCTAATCGTTATCGTCAATTCCCAAGACGCACTCCCCGTCAAGGTCGAGGAAATTCTGGCTATTTCATCTATCCAGCACTTCGCAAAATTCAGCCTGAATTAATCCGCAAATGGGAAGAAGCCTTCAGCAAGATTATCGGAAAGTGGGATGATTAATGGCCGGAAGTAGAACGCTTAAGTTATCCATCCTTGCCGACGTCGATAATCTCAAAAAAGAACTCGACAAAGGCTCGAAAGAGGTTGAAGGCTTTGGCGGTAAATTAGAAAAGTTTTCCGCCGCTGCTAAAGCGGCTTTCCTTGCCGCCGGCGCTGCTGCTCTTGCTTATGCTGGTAAGTTAGCCGTCGAAGGTGTTCAAGCTGCGATAGCCGACGAAGCAGCTCAAAAGAGATTAGAGACTGCTCTTAAAAACGCTACGGGCGCGACCAACGATCAAATCGCCGCAGTAGAAAAGCAAATCACTAAATTGTCTTTGGCTACTGGAGTGGCCGATGATGATTTAAGACCAGCCTTACAGAAATTAGCAACCGCTACTGGAGACGTTGATGAAGCTCAAAAACTATTAAATTTAGCTTTAGATATTTCTGCTGGAACGGGTAGAGACGTTGAGACAGTAAGCCTTGCATTAGCAAAAGCCTATGATGGAAATACTGGTGCAATTACTCGATTGGGCGTTGGTTTAAGCGCAGCTGAAGTTAAGGCTCTCGGCTTTGAAGGCACAACCGACAGATTGCAGAAGTTATTCGGCGGTGCAGCAACCACTCAAGCCGAAACTTTTGAGGGTCGTATTGCGAGACTCAAGGTGGCGTTCAACGAAGCCAAAGAATCAGTAGGCGCAGCGTTGCTTCCCATTATTGAAAGACTTATAAAATATGTGGTGGAAACTGTCATTCCAGCATTCGAAAAATTTAAGAAAAACGCTATAGATCCTGTTATTAAATCCATTAAAGATAATGAAGAAACCTTTAACAGTTTATATTTATTTGCAAAAGATACTTTGCTTCCATTCATTACGGGCAGATTGTCAACAGCGATTAAAGGACTAGGCCTTATAGCTGGTGGGATTGTGGATGCTGTTAGTCTTGCTTTGAAAGCGCTCGAGCCAATTGTTAACGCTGGCATCACAGCAATTAACGCTTTTATTCGAGCCAAGAATTTACTTTCTAGCGGCCCTGATACGCCTTTAATTGCAAAAGTAGATTTCACTCCAACACCATCAACGACAACAAGTTTAGGTAATAGACCTTTAGGTGGTGTTGTGACTAACGGAATTCCATCAACGCCAAAAGTGACAACAACGCCAACACCAGTCGTATCTACGCCAACAACAACCGCCACTCCTAGCGTTTCAGTTCCGAGCGTTTTAACACCTAGCGGCCAACCCATTCCATCGAATTTCAACGTAGCAGCTGTTCGCGCTGGTGAAGAACGCGGAAATGTCACAGTTAACGTAATGGCGCCGAGTGCAATTGACGAAGAAGGATTTACTCGCGCTGTTGTTTTAGCCCTTAACAACTCAACCAATCGCGGCACTACTGGTGCTGGCGACCTACGGACTAACGCCCAGATCCTATGACCGCTTGGACGCCCGTATGGAGAGTAAGAGCTAACGGCGATACTGTTACCGGCGTAACTCTTGCCAATTTAAGTATTACCTCTGGAAGAACAGATATTAACTCGCCTACCCCTGCTGGCTATTGCTCTCTGCAACTAATTAACACCGATAACAGCGTTTACACTTTTGCGGTTAATACTTCGATTTTGATTGAGGTTCAGGATTCAAATGGAGATTATGTGCCGCTCTTTGGCGGTCGCATTTCCGATCTTCGTCAAATCGTCACAAGCGCGGGATCAGAAGCCGCAGTTACGACAATTAATATCACCGCTACCGGAGCTTTAATTAGACTTCAACGGGCGACCTTTGATGGCAACCTTGCCGAAGGATTAGACGGCGCACAAATTACCGACTTACTTGACGATTTGTTATTGGCTAGCTGGAATGAACTTCCACCAGCCGAGACTTGGGCTACTTATGAACCAGCCACAGAGACTTGGGCTAATGCTGGAGATATTGGTCTTGGCAGTATTGACGCTGGCAATTACACAATGGCGAGCCGACAGATTACCGACCAAGTTATTTCCAACGTCGCCAATCAAATCGCTTCCTCAGCTCTGGGCTATTTGTATGAGGATGCTAACGGCAACATCAACTATGCCGACGCAAGCCACCGACAGGATTACCTAGTTGCCAACGGATACACCGATTTAGACGCGGCTCAGGCCATTGGCGCTGGAATCGGAATTGTCCAGCGACAAGGCGATATAGCAAACAAAATTATTATCGACTATGGCAATAACTTTAATTCTCAATACATCGCCCAAGACACCGACTCACAATCCACTTATGGCCTTTACGCAGAGCAGTTTTCAAGCTACTTGAAGAACACCTCAGACGTCGAAGATATGGGCGACAGACTAATTCAGCTACGCGCCTACCCTCGCTACCTTTTCCAATCCATAACTTTCCCACTTCAAAACCCTGAAATAGACGATGCGGATCGAGACGCTTTACTTAATATCTTTATGGGACAACCCGTCCGTATTACTAATCTTCCGCCTCAAATGCTCGGCGGCGAGTTCACCGGTTATGTAGAGGGATGGACTTTCAGAGCCTCAGTAGGGGGACTTTCAATCACCTTTAATGCTTCACCAACAGAATTCTCGACTGTCGCTCAACAATGGGCGCAGGTCAATGCAGCAGAAAGCTGGAATAGTGTGCTCAATACCTTAGAATGGCAGGACGCGATAGGAGTGATTAGTTAATGGCAACAACAACGAATTTTGGCTGGGAAACCCCAGATGATACAGATTTAGTCAAGGATGGCGCTCTTGCGATGCGCACACTTGGCAACGCCATCGACACTTCTTTAGTCGATCTCAAAGGCGGCACTACCGGACAAAATCTCCGTAAAAATTCAAATACCGATATGGATTTTGTCTGGGCTGGGGATGCGACTAATACTGTTATCGACGCGGAAGGTGATTTACTCGTTGGCGACTCAGCCGATACCCTTCAGAGATTAGCAATTGGCACAACTGGACAAGTTTTAACAGTTGATACGGCGGTCGATGGAAAAGTTAAGTGGGCAGCTGTTTCTGGTGGTGATTGGGTAAAAATTACAGCATCAGCAGCTTCCGCAGTAAGTAGCCATTCAATTTCATCCTGTTTTAGCTCAACTTACAAGGTTTATAAAATCTATTGCAATCTGACGGGAACTGTTGGAGCGGATCTCAATATGAAGTTCAGAGTTGGTTCGACCGATACTTCCACAAATTATGATTATCAGTCTTTAGT